AAGAGAATTGAAAAAGCTCTGACCTTCATTGACCCTATTCAGAAGGTCAGCGTAAGTGGTAGGCATATTGGTGAAATCACCATAAGCGCCCTGGACACGCGAAAGCGCGTCAACGTCGCCGTTCTGAAATCGAGCAAGAATCACGTGGATATCGACGGCTTCGGCGTGGGATTGAATGAAATCATAAAGGTCTTCTTTGCCAGATTCAACGAGATCCATAACTCCATTTTCATCAAATTTAGGCTGATAGAGAATCCTTTCGCGCTGACCTCCATTTGAAATGAAGCGAGTTCGCGGACGATACTGAGTAGAGAATACAAACTTTCCATCATACATAATCAAACATCCTTTCTCTGGATGGACGTACCATCCAAAATAACTTCGGGAAGCTGCGTCGAGATCGTGCCGGTCTCATTGTCAAACTCACCAATCTTACAAAGGGCATAGTCCTCAATATGGGAAAACAGAAGGCTTTCCTTCTGCATACAGGCATGAGCGAAATTCCGCATAGCGGAAGAATCGTTCTGATCAACCGTAGGGGGAAGAAAGCCCGTCCGGGCATCACGAATAGAATAAACACCGTACTTCATTCTTATGCCTCCTTCAAAATAGAAATACTCTTACCGAGAAAACGTTCAGCAGCATCTTCAAGAAAATGATGCTCCATCCAATCAGGGCCGATAGCAACGATATCATCATCTACAACAAGACAAATCACAGCCGGATACCTCCTCGGAAAACAGTCGGATTAATGTTAATCTTCTTGGACTTAGCAGCGGTACGACGAAAGACCTTCTTATCCTTGCGGGGCTTCATCTTTTTTCTCATCGAAAAGACTCCTTTCATAACAAATCTTAACATAAGGACACCGACAACAGCGCTTGCGGTAACAATTCACAGTTTCCACATCTTTATACACAACTCCTTTTCAAAGACTTTATTCGGGCCAGCTGGTTGCGCTCTTCAACGGCGAGCTGGTCTAAATAACTAAGTGTGGTTTTCTGTAGTTTTGCTTTCTGCGCTTCAGCTGCCATCTTCTGACGAACAGCCTTAAGCCTGGCAGATTCTTCCGGACAATCGACATCAAAGAGCTTGTCATAATACTTCGGAGGTCGAAACCTCCTTCCTCCTTTCTCAGTCGAAATGTTGATGAACTCGTGTTCATATAGGTCAGGATGATCTTCATAATACTGGCGAGCGATACCAGGTTTGCGAGACATAAGCGAAAACTCAGGAACAATGTTAAAATTCTCGTAAAACTCAGCTTCAGGGCCGGTGAGCTTCTTCATAACATAACGAGCAGTATATGCGCAGGTCTCCCAGGTCACAGGAGCTACAACAGCAAAACCGTTAGGCCAAACATCCTGAAGAGACGCAGAATTAAAATACTGGAAACCTTGCACAGAACGTTTATAGGGAACGAGATCATCAAGCTCCAATCCAAAAATGATTGCATGATAGTGCGGGCGGAACGTCAAGGAACCATACTCGCCGGAAGCAAAAAAGCGAATACCTTCACCAAACTTCTTTCGGAGACGCTTCATAAAAAGCTGAAAATCGCGCTTCACAAGGGACATACTCGGCAAAGCCTCGCCAGTCTCCGGATCAGCATAGTAATGAATCGGAACATGATCATCATCATAAGTAAGCGTTACAAAGTAACTGGACTTGTGATATTCAAGCTCCAACATACAGCGATTCGCCCATTCACGCGATCTTTGCAAACGGCAACCGGAACACTTTCCGCAGGGAATTTCAACGAACTCCGTAACATCACCAGGACGACCAATAGGCGGACTTCGCATACACGCAAAACCTTCACCAGCACGTTCAAGATGGTCTACCTCATAGCTCGTTACCTTGAGCAACCGTTTACCATCTTTTTCGCCTAAAACAAAGGCTTTCAGCGGATGATAGCAGGGCAAGAAATCACCTTCTTTGTATGGGGATATCGTATCCCCATCACAGAATCACAGAATCTGAGACCAAATAGAATAAATCAGCAGCACCACAAGAGGAAAAACGACACCAAGCAGGAAAAGCACTCCGAGTAGTTTAGCAATTATTTTTAGCATTTATATACTCCTTTAAGTTACGATAATGCATACTTCTATTTATCATTTTAGCTTGTCGGAGTGCATACGTCAAGTCCTATTTCACTGCTCTAAACTCGCTGGCCGCGCTCACGCTTGGCTGCGCTTGGTGTCACTCAGACCCATTACATCAAGAAAGTAATGGGTCTGAGATGCCCCCAAGCCTTTGCTTGGGGGCAATCTACCTTATTTTTTCTTCTTATTAGAATCAGAAATTTCTTGGGCACCTTCTGCAAGCCAACGATTAAGACGACCATGCCAAGTATCTTTATTGGAATCATTAGTACCGGAAAACAAAGCATTGTCCAATAACAAAAACTTGCCGGAGGAACCAAGACCGGCAGAACCTTCATCACCGGAAACCATCTTCAAAATCTCACGAGCAAAACCCCAAGGACCATTGGGGTTTGCAATGTTCTGATCCGTTGCGTACTTACTCGCGGCATAAGACATATTAGCGCCATACTTAGAAGCATCGGCGCCGATCTGAGCAACGAGCTTCTCCATAGCGGTGTACTTATCGGCTACGGCCTCTTGAGTACGAGCGTTAACATTGGCGGTCTGAAGCTGTGTCTGCGCCGAAAGAACAGAACCAAGAATCTGAACCAAAGCGGCATTAGCAGAGGTATCAACCTCGCCTTTAGCACCAGCAGAAGTCACGCCAGAAGCGGTAGCACCGGAGGTAACGGCGGCGCCGTTACCTCCCATAGCACTAAGCACCGGATTGAGACCGGCCGCTTTAAGATCGCGAATCTCACGCTGATGCGCAGTATTGCTCATGTATTCCTGCCAAGAACGGCTTTTAGCGGCCTCCTGAGCGTTGAACTGCATAGCCAAGGCATTTTGACGCTCCTGCCAGTCGCGTTGCTCAGAAGCCATCTGAGCGCTTTTAGCGGTATTTTCTGAAGCAGTCCGAGTAATGCGAGAAAGAGCAGAATCCAAATTACCGACAGCCGGCACACTCTGAACCTGAGAAGCATCCTTACCAGTAGTCATGAAATCACCTCTCAATGATGGTCAATGAGACCGGGGATAGAGTACATAGGCATAGGACGAGTAGTCCGGTTTTTAATGTAGATATCCGCAAAGAGCTGATTGCTAACAGCGGAAGTAACTGCAAGAACACGATCAACGTTAGCTTTATCCTCACGAATCCACGAATCAGAAAGCATAGGAAGGGCAGAATAATCATCACCCAGATGCCAAACATCAAGAGACTGCGCATACTGGGAACGCATCTCACCAGTTACACGGGACGGCTTATAACGGTAGTCAGCCCACGCTTCCTGATAGCCAAAGACCTGATCATCAATGACAGCACCAGCGGAATCCTTAACGCCGGGACCTTGGGCAAAAATCTCCTTGTTCTTCACAGCCTGTTCGCCGATATTGGCGAAAACAGGCCAATAAAAATCAAAGCGATCCTTACGAGACCAAAAACGTTCAAGACCCTGCTGATAAGTATGATCGTAACGAGCGACCATAACACCGATGACAAAACCATGCTCAGTGAAAGACTTGGTGAAATCAGAATGCGTATCCGTAGTTACAGACATACCAGTGACAGTACCCTGTGCAGTCTCGCCGGAGGCCGTAGCCGACTGCTGGACAACCTGATTGATATTAATGGGGACACGATTACCACCGAGATACTCGGGACGCTGAAGGCGGGCATCAGGAGAAGTCACACCGAAATGAGACTTGAGAATCTCAATATAACGAGAACCACCGCGGGCGTCTTTCTCATAGAGTTTCTGAATCTGGAACGCCATGCGCAGCTGATTGATAGAAGCACCGAGACCACCGGAAGCAACAGCATAAAGGTTAACAGGATCAAAACCGGGCTTGTCAGCACCACCACTAAAACCAGTAATGCCAGCATAATTAGAACCAGCAGAAACAGGCTTGAAAGCAAGAGAATCATAGATATTAA